AAATAAACGGGCTTCTAACGAATATCTCACTTATAGCCATAGTTCTTCATATTTTCTTTCATTATTGTATCGAATAGTTCCTCGCTTTCCAAACCGTAAGCATCTATCATTTCGTTTGGTAATGTTTTAAATGCCTGTTCAAATGGCTTAGTAAAAAACATACTAGGCTTTATTCCTTTTTGCCAAATAGAACGCGTAATTATAAATGCCGTAGCGTCGCTACTTAAAAACCTTCCTTTCTTGTCTCTAAATTGAATGCTACGATATTTAACCCATTTTTTTATTCCTTCGGTTAATCCACCTTTTTTACCTGAACCCGAACCAAACCTAAAGCTACTTAGGCTTCGTCCACTACTTACACCCTTTACCCCTTGGTCTTGATAAAACCCGTATTCTTCCATTTCAAAAAATAAACGAATAGAATTAGGCATAACCTTTACTTGGGCGTTTAAAGAATCTTTTAATTTTCCTGAAGCGGATTTTTGACGTAGGTTATTTTTCGCGCGTTTTATAACTATGTCGCGAAACTTTTCTAAGGCTTGTAATTGTAGCTCCTTATCCATTTTAACAACGTGTCATATCATTTGGAAAATCTACGTCAAAGGTCATTGCCCACCCTGCTAAGTAGTTTTCGAATCGCTCGGTAAAAGGTTCGCACGTAGGAGAGCCGTTAAGTTGGTAAAGGTTGTCCCAAATGTTTCCGTGTTTTAGCATTTCGAAGGCTCGGTTTAAGATTGCTAACTGAGTATTCAAAACGTCTATTTCGTTATCAGCAGTTTCGAACGTGTTAGGTGCTTCTTCTTTTCTTTGGCTTACGTTATCCATAGCAAGTAAAGTTACATTCGCGGTCATTACGTTATCATTAAACGTAACTTGATTAACCATTATATGAACTAACGGGAAAATCGTTTGTTTTCCTAAGTCAACGTTAAAAATCGAACCTTGCGAAACGGTGTTTACTAACGGGTCTGCGTTAAAGTGTGTTTTAAGTTGGTCTAATAAGGAGTAATAGCCATTCATATTCTAGGTTTTTTCATTTCCATTATTTCTATTTCTGTTTTTTCCTGTTCGAAGGTAAGATAGGTAAGACATTTAAATAATCCGTATTTTGTAACTTCGTCATATTTTGTAAGGTCTCCTTTAGCAAGTCCGTATATGCTTGAATACCAACCCCATTTTTTTCCAAACTGAGTTCTTGCGCTAAAGTCGCTTGTTCTTGAGTCATCTTCTTCGTTTCCGTTTTTAAATAGTTTAGGGTAGCGGTTAATAACTCGCTTCCTAAAGTCCAAAAAAAAACGCTTGCTCCTATTGCTATGTCCATAGGCGCGTACTTCATTGCTTCGCTGAATTCAGATGCTCCGTTATATTCTAAAATGTTATATTTTTCTTTTCGTGTTTCCGTAATTGGTCGGTACATTACTGCCATTGCTTTGTGGTAATCGTCCCAATTAGATAGGTAATTGTCTAGGTCTACGTATTCCCCGAAACTAATATTTTCTAAGTCGGGGATAAATCCGTATTCCATTTCGCCTATTTTGAAACGCGGTTGAAACTTTGGCTTAACTGAAAATATTTGGTTGAAATGTAACACCAACTCGTTAATGCTAGTTAGCTTCATTTTAACAACGTCCTTTAATTCTATACCGCAGAATAACTCTATCATTTTTTGCGCTATAAATTCATCATCATTTGAATTTTGCTGAACCTTCAGGAATTTTTGATAATTCATTAAAGGAATTTCACTAATCGAACTCGGTACGTCTATTTCTATTCGCATATTTATTAAACTATTTATTTTCGTTTTTGTAACTCATAACAAACTCGTATGCTTTCAAAAGCATTTCGAAGTGAATGGGAAACCTTTGCATATTGTTAAACATTATTTGCACCCTTACTCCCTTACGAATGTAAATGTATTCCTCAACGGCTCGCATCATTACTTGCATATCGTCGGTTTTACCGTATTGCATAGCTTCCGTAATTTGCTCCTATGCCTAACGTTTCCATTTCGTGATACCTGAACGCATCAATAGCGTGGTCGTTAAAATTGATAGGCTTGTTTAATCGTTTCCCTTGTTTGTCCGTGTCCCAAACATACGAGCGTAATTCTTTGATTAGGTTTTGACTATTCGCAGTAACTAAGTATTCTTGTCTTTGAATTACGTCTATTCCGTAGTTTATTGAATCCTTGCCTTTGGTTACTCCTTTAATCGTTATTCCGTAGCGTTTTATTTCGTCTATACTTTTTGGTTCGGAGGAATCCGCGTAAACGGGTACGTGTTTTGGTAGGAGTTTAGCTATTTCGCTATTTAGTAACCCTGTTTGGTAGGCTAACTCGTTAACGATTCGTTGCCCGTTGTAATTGTATATTTCAATAATAGCGGTCGGGTCGTTTGTGTAACCAAAGTCCAAACCTATTCCAAGCAACTTCGCTTCTTTGGGTATCGTATCAATTTGTTTCCAATTTGAGAACACAACCCCCTCTAACATTCCTAATTGCCCTTCGCCGTAAACCTTCCACCAATTAGCCCAATATGTAGACGTTTTCGCTTTCTCTTTGTTCTTTTCGATTTGGTCTATAATTGATTGGTCAAGTGCTTCGTTATCCTTATATGTAAGAATTAAAAAGTCCGAATCAGGCTCGTTCTTTAATTCCGTATGCACCCAAAATTCGTTAGCAGGGTTAAAATCTAAATATACTTCTTTTCGTGTTCGTATAGCAAGTTCGTTGTAAGCGTCAAACGTTACATTATTGCATTCGTTGATATAAAGAATGTCGCGCCTTGCACCCCGTAGTTTGCTAGAGTCATCCGCGGAAAAGAATTCTATTACGCTTCCGTTTGCGAACTCGTATCTTAAAAGTGACTTGTTAAACCTATCTTCGAAAAACCTACCCGTCCACTTCATTATTTTTAGGAAATCCTTTAGCGCACCCCGTCTTAAATGTGGTATTGTTTCTGCAACTACGCTTATTTCGATTCCTTCAGTTCGTGCGGCTCGGTCAATTAATACGGGTAGAATTCCAAACGTCTTACCTGCTAAATCTCCCCCTGCTACTTAATTCACAGGGGGAAAATAAGCGGAAGTTCCACCCTGAATAATCTTAATGCGATTCCTCAAGGCAAGAATCTTCCGTATTGCTGTTGTTTTAATAAACATATTCCCATTTAAATTTATAAGCCGTTTTATATTTTTTTTCTTTTTTACAGCATTTAATAATTCCAAAAGTATTAAATCCTAATTCTCGCGTAACTTCGTTAATGCTTCCAAATATTCTAATTAATTCTCCGTCCAAAGTTAGCTGTTTAATTGGTTTACTTTGATAATTTTCACTTCCCTTTTTAGCAATCTGCAATCCAATTCTATAAGCGTGTTTTTGATTTTCGCTTGCACTTACCCATTCAAGATTATCAACTGAATTATTTAATTTATTTCCGTCTTTATGATTCACTTCTTTTTTACCTTCTTTTTCAAATAAAAATGTATCAGCAACTAAACGATGAACATTAAAATAATAACGCTTTCCATCTTTAAATAATTTTATCTTTTCATATCCACGAGTAGATATTCCTGTTTTAATTATTTTAGATTCTTTATACATAGGATTGGTGCTTTTACCATTACCTAAACTTTTAACTCTACCAATGGACGAAATTTTATATAATTTCTCAAATCCAATTAAATCTTTCCATATTTCCATATTGTAAATATAGTAATTTTTATGCTTGGTTTATCCACCTTGTTGATAACTTATTCAATAATCTTAATTCGTTTTTTAAGATTCAGTATCTTCTTGATTGCCGTTGTCTTCTTGAACATCGGGGAATAATGGTTGTTCTACGTTGGTAATTTCTTTTTTCTCTACTAAGTTGTTTAGACGTGCCGTAATGCTTGGGTTATAGATTCCCGCCATACCTCCACCTATTTGGTCGTTGCGTACCTCCCTGCGTATACGCGTAACGATAGTTAAAAAACGCTTATACCTTCCGTTCGTATTCGCAAAATAATGGCTTAAATCGCCTATGATTCCTAAATCCGCGCAATAACATTCGAACCCTTCTATGGTTAAAGGTCGTTCAAGTTCGCTATATTCGCTCCTACCTTCTTTACCTACGAAAGTATGTTTTAAGATTGGATTGTTCTTTACGTGTCTTTTGTACTCCGTGAATAATTCCCAAAGGTGTTCGGGGCTATGTATTTTATTTGGTCTTCCTTGTCCCATTGTTTTCGTGTTTTGATAGTTTAGATTCCTCGTAAGTAGACGAACAAACTGCTAAACGTTGGTCGGTGTCGGGAAATTCTTTATTCATCGTATCGTCCGACATACAACGCATTACGAACTCTTTTTTTTCTTCGTTAGGATTCGGCTTCGGTAGTGGCATTTTCTTCTTTGTAAATTGAATATAGCTTGTTTAACTTGTTTACGATTTCCCTAACGCAACTACCGCAGGAAGTAGGTTGCATTCTTTGCTTAAATACTCGGTTGTAAATCTTTAATAACTCCCTTTGTTGGTTAGGGCTAACGCTACTCTTTAGGTTAGTATAAAATTCGTCTAGGTATTTGTATTCGTCTTCCGTTAGGCATTCGGGTTTAGTGTACCTCCATAGGTCGTTTAACTTTTGTTTGCGTTCCTCACATCCGCAGTCCTCGCCTAGTACCCATTTAGCTACCTTGGCTATTCCTGTAACTTCTAAAATGTTTTCTACCGTGTCTCCTAGTCCTTCGGCTTGTTTTTTTCTTGGTCGTGCCATAGTTGTTTATTTAATAAATTCAAAATCTTCGTTTTTGTAATCTTCGTATTCCTCCTTAAACTTACTCCTTACCTTACTTTTGCAGTTCTTTAAGGTATTGAAAATAGAACTGCTTGAAATGGTAGTTTCTTTAGCTATGTCTCTAATACTTAAGTCCGTGTCTTTGTAAATCGTAAATAGTTGTTTATCGTACCAATGCCAAGAATCAACTTCTTCGTAAATCTTACTTAGCATTCTTGAGTAGGCTTCTTCCTTTGGCAAGTTGGTTGGTTCGTCTTTAAGTAAGGGTAAGTTATCTAAGTTTACCATTTCTCCCTTTTTTTCGCTCTTAATATGTAATAAGTAAAGATTGCGTAGCACAAAATACATAAAACCTTTATTAACTTGCCCATTTTGAATAACGTTTTCGGGTTTGCAATAACGATACAAACGTAGGTAGGCTTCCTGTACAATGTCTTCCGCGTAAAAATCTTCGCCAAAAGTTTTTACAAGTTTAACCCATTCTTTATGGTCTTTTGCGACTACGCTTACCCATTCCATTTTGTTTAATTTGTCATCAAATATAATGTTTATATTTTAATTACACTTACTTAAATCCTTTTTGGTGTCGATATACGTATTCGTCTAAGGTTCTAAGGGTTTTAATGCTTACCAATGCACCTGACAAAAAACGGTCTATGGTATATTGGTGCATTTTTAACCCTTTGGATTTTATTTCCTTTACTACTTGGTTTCGTGTTTTGGTAAGCAGTATGGCTTTCAACTCCTTACGTAAGCTATTATCGTCTATAAACATAATTAAAAGGGTAAATCGTCATTTTCAATTATTTGCGTGTTTACTTGTTTAGGGGTTTCGTTGGTTCGTGGCTCGCTAAACGAACACGAAAAGTATTTCATTCCTTTCGAAGATTCCTTTAGCCATAAAGCTATTTCCATTTCTTTGCCGTTTACATTTACTTTTCCTCGGTAGTCGGGTTGATTACCTTGTTTTTTGTCATTCTTAAAAATTGCTCCCGTGTTTACTTTTGTTTCCATTTTTTATTTATTTAAGTTTATTTCGTTTTCGTTTAGGCTATCGTTTAGAAAATCTTGTAGCCTTTCTACTATCTTCCATTCGTCTTCGTTTAGTTCTTCGTACTTGTATAACTTACGCATTTCTTGTTGAAGTTCCCAAAGAACTACAAACATATCTTTGCCTTTTGTTGCGCAGTAAAATTCGTGTTCGTCTTCGGGTAGGTCAAAGGTTAGTTTTGCTTTCATATTATTTTTATTTAATTTTAATAATTTACGCCATTAAAACGGCGGTTAACAGTTAGCAAGTGCAATTGAAACTGCACCTGCTTTTGTGTTATGCTCAATTCTTTTTTCTTTTCCGCTTCCAAGCATTTATGCTGTCAACAATCCAAGCGTAAAGAAACATTGCACCTACTACTAAAATGATTATTCCAATTATGATTAGTCCTATTATATCTTTCATGTTCCAGACAACTATCTGCCCTGAACAAGAAGAAAAAAGAACTAAACATAACAGCACATAAGCAAAAGCAAAGGTGCGGTGGTAGATTGATGTATTTGTTTTCATATTGTAT